ATGAAATCTTTAAGGATGCGGATGAAGGAAAGATTGACAAGTATTCCGGAAAGTTCGATTAAAAGGGGCTTACAGCTCCTTTTTTGATGAGTAAAAAGCAAGAAAAAAGCTAGGTTTTATGCCGTTATTCGCATAAATCCTAGCTTTTTATCTTAACGACGAGGATGGGACTTGAACCCATTCGAAAAGTGCTAAAGAATGGCTTAAAATCGACATTCTTTAAAGTTTCGTGACCAAAACATGACCAAATTTATCTAAATTACTCTTTATTTACTACACGATTTGTCATGTGGTCTAAAAATACTTTGGATTCTTCCTGCAGGTCTTCCTTTAAGGCCTTTCTGTAAATTCCCTTCATAATGTGGTCGCTTTTCCAGCCTCCAAGCTTCAGGATAATAGAATCATGGAGTCCCAGGGAGTGCGCTTTGCTGGCAAAGTAAGAACGCAAGCGGTGGATTCCAAAGTGGGGCAAGCCTATTCGCTTTTCTACTATTCGCATATTGTCATACATCTTTCCTAAAAATCCTTCATAGATACAGCCCTGCTCCCTTATCCTGTCTGCAAGCTCCTTTGGTAGCGGAATCTTTCTATTGCTTCGTTCTGTCTTTGTAAAGTTTTGAATCACCCACTTATTATCGCTGCCTTGCACCTTAGCCTTGTTTACGGTGAGGATATTATCCTCGGATAGGTCTTTGATGGTTAGAGCTCCTATCTCTGACCTACGAAGGCCGAGGGAGGCAAGGTAGAGCGGTACCCAGTACTTCTTTAAGGTAGGGGAGTCATCAAGGTAGGCAAAAAGTCTACTTACTTCTTCATCGCCAGGCGTGTATATATCTTTCTGGACCTTACGAGGAAGCTTCGTCCGGATGACAAACTCCGGTCTAAACTCATGCATTACGGAGACGATGAGTCCGTGCCGATTGTATATCGTCTTAGGGCTTACAGGACGCTTAGGGCTATCAGGACGTTTAGGGCTTACGGGACGCTCAGAACGCACCATATCGTTCACTAAGGCGGTTAAAGTGTATTGGGTAATATCTTTTATAGGTAGAGAGGTAAAGTGGCTAGGAATTGATTTTAGCGTTGCTCTGTAGCCTCTGATAGTAGAAGCGGAGAGGACATTCTCTTTGGCCTTGATATACTTTTCTGCGTAGTCTAAAAAAGTTCCCTTCAGAGTCGCTCCGGGAACTTCATTTAGTAATTCATTTGTGGCCAGCAGAACGTCCCTCTGTGTGGGCGGTTCGTCAAATAATAAGCTTTGCCGTTTTCCATTTATCATTTTTCTGATTCGATACTTCCCGGAAGGAAGCTGGTCAACGCCTTTAGGAAGTTTATTCATATATTTTCTCCTTCAGGAAGAGGGGATACCTACTAGCTTGCTATCATACTTAGATTATTCTGGTCCTCTCGCTCACTCCATTTGATTACATGGATGCCATAGTTTTGTGCAGCTACAAGTTCCTCCTCATTGATTTTCTTTTCATCATTCACGATTAAGATACACCGGGAGTCTCTTCTTGCTCCTATAGTATCAGAGCAAGAGAAAATACTGCTGGTAAAATTGGCCTTATTCGGTGTACTAATCACATTGCAAACTCGTTCCGGATGAGTCTTGGTTCGGCTCCACATATAGTCAAAAGTATGCGGATAACTGGATTTGCCGGTAAATGAGACATTCTTTGAAGCAAAGATTTCTTTTTCCCGGAAAAAATCATCCACATCCTCATGGAAATAGGTCTGAACTTTGCTTTGTGATGTGAGATACATATCACCAATACGGAGCATGGCCTGCGTAAACTGCATTTTGCCAAGTGGAAAGTTCCTTATGTTTGCTTTGTATGTAAGCTCTAATTTATTGATTTTGACACCGAACTGTGCTGCTATTTGTTCTATCTGCGCCATCCGTTTCTCACTTAGCTTAATACCACTCATTTCCAAATTGTTAAGTGTCCAAGAGTCATCAGTAAATAAGAAGTATCCGTTTTCTTCTTTTACATAGAACTGAATATAGTCATTAGCTGAATCGAGGAAAGGTGTAACAAGCTCATAATACCCGTTTGATAATGGATAGAAGCGAATTTCTTGTTTCAACCATTTGAGATATTCATCTATACGCTTTTCTATATCCATACAGCCCCCTCCTATTCTAAATTCATATTGCTCTGTTCATGAACCTGTGGCGGATGGATCAGGTTTATTTTCTTGAAGTAGAGCAAACTGTTTTCTACAAAGTTAGCGGAATCAATATTTTCAGCCGGAAACGCAAGAGCTCTATTGTATTCCTCCGTGTAAATGTGCCAGTGAGATCCGGAAATTTTTTGGCCATCCGGATTTCGATGCTCCGCAACATCGTCAATATCCAGACTTAACAGATTTACATTATTCCTTTTCAGAATAGTTTGAAATGAGTATTTACCGTGTCGGATTCTTCTCCTGAAGATATGGATGTCAAACTCATCCTTTGTATGGATGGCCTTAGCGCCGAAAATCGTTTTCTGCCCGGGGTTTGGAAAGTTCAAATAATGTAAGGCAGTTTCTTTAATTAACTCAAGAAGCTCTCTAGCTTCTTCGGTACTAAGTATTGGATTCATATATTTTCTCCTTTTGACCGGTTGTTTTCGTGTGTTATGGAGTAACGATTCGTTACCCAGTACAAAGCCTGAACGAATCGTTCACCGTCTTATAGAAAAATTTTATAGCTTAACCCCATTTTAAAACGAACAAATGTTTGTTATTATAATTTCATCGCTATCTTAGTTGTGCAGCAGGAGAGGTTATGAAAGATGAAATCATTGCTTTACTCAGTGGGTTATCGGAGCGTGAATTAAGAAGGATCTATATATTTATTCTCCACTTCCTAGGCAGGCATTAGTCCTGTCTTTTTTCTTGTTCTTTTGCAAATAATTCTTTTGCCTTTTCTTCTATAAACTTCCATTCTTCAATGCTGAGGCTTGCAAGCATAGCTATGAAACGCTTTCTAAAGTCCTCCGGCTCAGCGGCCAAAGTGTCACCCATAAATGCCGCGATTTCCTCTTCTCTAGCAGTATCAGAGAACATTTCCCCTTCTCCGGTGCGAAGCCAAGTTTCCGATACGGAAAATGTTCTACATATTAGGGAGATGACGGACTCAGATGGCTCCGACCGCCCTATATCATAATTTGAGATTGTGCTTCTTTTAATTTTCAATCTATCTGCAAATTCTTGTTGTGTTAAATTCTTTGCGATTCTTAGTTCTCTAACTCTGTCACTAATTTTCATAACCTCACCTTCTTTCTAAGCACGAGTATATAAGAAGAAATTCTAGTCGTCAAGAAAAAATGCGTTATAAACGCAAAAAAGTTATTGACAAATGCGTTTATAGGACTTATCATTGCCACATAAACGCAAAACAACGCGCTAAACCACACAAGAAAGAAGGTGATAGGAAAAATGGTTTTAAACACGGCAGAAAAAGACTTACTAAAGACTTTCAAAGAAATCCTCCCGAAGATGGGCGGCGAAAGTAAGGCTTATCTACTGGGCTACGGAGAGGGTTACAAGAAGAAAGCAGAAGAATCAGAAAAGGAAATTGAAAGAAAGGAGGAAAAGCAAAATGGCACAGTACAGAGTTAAAGCACTCTTAGAAGTCGAGTACGATGCTGAGTATACCGGCAAGATGGCAAGTGCTTTGGAAGATGTAGAAGACAAAATCATTACAACACTTTCAAAGACTGAACTCCTGCAATCTTGCGAGTTTAAAAAAGTAAAGATTCAGCTGGAAGACTACTAAAAAGGAGGAGAGAGAAAATGGAATGTGGGAAAGCAGCAGTAGAAAAAATCGCCAGGATTCACCTTGATTTCATCAAATCCAGAGGAGAGAAAGGGCAGAGTGCAATGACTTTCTTGGCGACCTTAGAAATCTTTGAGTTGGTGGAGCAAAACGAACCAAACGTATTATCAACGCTCAGGACAGAGTATTCCGTAATCGAAGCATTAGCTAGTGCAATGAAAGCGGAAATTGAGAGGATGGAGGAAGAGAATTGAACGAACTAATCACAATTACAACTAACGAAGCAGGTGAGCCTACGGTACTGGGAAGAGAATTGCACGATTTTCTAAAGGTAGCAACTCCGTACGACAAATGGTTTCCAAGAATGGCCGAATACGGATTTTCAGAGGGAAAAGACTTTTCGACATTTTTGTCGGAAAGTACCGGAGGAAGGCCTAGCACAGACCATCTCCTCACCATCGACATGGCAAAAGAAATCTGCATGATTCAGCGGACAGAAGTAGGGAAGCAAGCTAGGCAGTATTTTATCCAAGTAGAAAAGGACTACAACAGTCCTGAGAAAATTATGGCAAGAGCACTCAGGATTGCCGAGAAGGAACTTAGCACCTTGAAGCTCGATGTTGAGAGGATGAAACCCAAAGAGCTCTTCGCAGACTCTGTAGCAAGTTCCCACAGCACGATTCTAATCGGAGAACTGGCAAAGATTCTAAAGGCTAACGGCTTTGAGACTGGCCAGAAGAGACTGTTTGAAACGCTTCGGCAAGACGGATTTCTTATAAAGCGTAAAGGCTCTGACTACAATATGCCTACTCAGAAAGCTATGGAGCTGGGGCTGTTTGAAATCAAGGAAACGGTAATCACTAATCCGGACGGCTCTATCAGAGTAAGCAAAACAACGAAGGTAACAGGTAAAGGACAAATCTATTTTGTAAACCGCTACTGCGGAGGATTTAAGGAGGAAATAGCATGAAAAAGAAAATGGAGTTACCGCCCACCACGACAGGTAACCCCTCAAACCTAAACCAAATAATTTAGTTCGTGCAAATTATAGCACGGACAGCCATAGGAGGCAAATCTATGAAAATCAAATTAAACATAGAAAACTGGAGTCAAGTAGGTTCTGTGCAAGAAGTTAAAGAATCTAACAAAGTAGTTGCAGAAGAGCTTAAGGAGTTTCTTAACGCCTTAGAGAAGGCTACCGGACAGAAATTAAAAGACCTTGATATGGAGGTAGAAATCCATACCAAGGTAATAAGTTAGTTTCTTTCAGGGGCTTTTTCCATCCTGAGAGTTTCTATAGCGTTGCCATTGTAGAAACCGTATGGCGTGTCTGAACTATCTTTATAGATAGCAAAGGTATTCCCATCGAGTTTTATGCTCCTTATGTTGATCATTCCACCAAATATATCAAAGGGCGACTTAAGTGAATCATAAATGCACTCGATTTTGGTAACGCCGGTAATAGTTTCATGCTTTCCGCTACGGAAAGTAATAGTCAGATTAAGCATTGTTCCTCCTCCTTTCTTACGTATTTAGCTACTGCAATAGCTACAGATTGAATATAAGGCGTAACGGGAGGAATGGACAATAAAAAGATTTTATGGAGGCAAACACTATGAAAATAACGATTGATATAGACGATTCTGCTTACAACTACTTTAAAGAACTGGCAGAGGACATGGGATGTCCGGTAGAGACACTAATCAATAACGAAGTGGAAGCAGTCCACCACAGAGCCGAGCTAGCGAAGTGGAGAGAAGAAGACGGCGAGGAAGACGACTTCCGCCGGAATGGAGACGACTAATGAAAGTGAACGGTTTTCATATAAATGTAGACGAGCTTGCCGAGCTCCTGCATATCTCCATCGAAGAATACCGGCATAGGCTTAAAAATGACTGGCTTACCATAGGCCAGATTTTAGCTTTATCGGACTACATGGGGCTTAGTCTCGAAGCTACTATGGACTACTTCTTTGCCGACTTCGATACGAAAAGATACAACCTAAGTAGAAAGATAAAGAGGGAGGAAAGTAAAAATGCGAGATTATAGAGTACCGAAAAACATAGGGGGATTTAACCCGCAGAAGCTTTACACAGAGATTCTTAAGTCAGAAAGTACAGACATTTGGAAAGTGCAGAAGCTTGAGGACAAGACTTTAATCGCTAACGGAAGCGCTTTATACATTGTTCCCGGAAAATTTCCACTGGCAGACGACTTTATTGAGGGAACCGGAGCTCTTAAGGTTTTAACACCTAGGTGGGAAGATGGAGCGCCTTGCGTGGATACTAGGTCGGAAATGGCATTATCTAATAAGACGGTAGCAAAGGTTTTCAGGATAAACGAAGAAGACTTTTATTTCAACAAAAAGTATTTCAAATACTTCACAGACGACACTTTCGAGTATCGAATGTCGGGTAATAGAAGTAAATCATTGTACGTAGCCTATAAAGGTGAGCTTATAGCAATGATCCTTGGAATCAATGTTTCTAAGTAAAGGAGGCACATCATGCCAAGACATAGAATTAACCGCCCTAAGGGCGAAGTAGTCAAAACATTCTTAGAAATAGGGAAAGCTAAACAGAGCGTAAAGCAAAGTGCCGTAGCTAGGTATCTGGGTGTATCGGAGAAAACAGTAAGTCTTAGAAAGTCTGACGGAGAATGGAGTCTTCCGGACTTCGCACATCTCTGCAAGTACTTCAAGGCAACCGATGAAGATATCGTAAGCATGGTAAGGAGCTATCAATGAAAATCAAAATTGTAAAGGTGCTGTCAGTTATTAACTTGGTGTTCCTTATGGCTGTAGTCTCCGCACTTGATACAGAGACGATAGGAGCGGATGTATTCACAGCTTGCATGCTGCTTAGCGTAGTAGTCGGGGTAGTGCTTATGCATATCCTGGAACACTTGAAAAGGAAGGAAAGGAGACGGCGAGAGAATGAAAGACAAGCTAAGCTATACCTACGAAGAAGCTCTGGAAGAAGAAAAGGAGCTTGAAGGAAAGATTAGGGCTGAACTCGACAGCCTAGGTAAGCCGGAGCTGATGGCAGTTGTGAAGGATTACGCTGCAGTACACTCCATCCGGCTCACTATAGCAGTATATGAGGGGTGCTAATCACTTAGCCGGGAGGGCTAGCATCATGAGACGACTTGAATTAGGAATACTGGGATTTTCAATACTGCTTTTATTCATTACAGGCTACTGCATCGGTAAATCCGTTTGCATTGGACCCATAGGAGAGCAGTACAGGTTAGCCAGTTTGGCGAGTGGATTTTTACAGATTTTAGTAACAGTAGGTTTGTTTATAGCAATAGGAAAGGAAGAACTATGACATTAACACTTGGTAACGATGAGTTCAACACATTAGCGGAGATTATCGCTAAGAAGGTAGCGGAAAGCATTAAAGGAAGTATTCCGGAGAAGGCTACTGAGGCAGTTAAGGCAGTTAAGGAAGTAAAGACTGAAGCTAAGAAGGAAGTTAAGGAAGAGGCCGTTGAAGCTAAGAAGGAAGAATCCGGATTAAGTCTTGAGCGGGTAATCAAAGCCGTGAAGGACTACACCTTGAAGGATAAGGACGGAGCAAAGAAGCTAAAGCCCATATTGCAGTCCTTAGGGGTAGAAAGACTTTCCCTGCTGCCTAATGACAAGCTTCCTGAGTTTGTAGAGGGAATCCGTAAGGTGGGGGTAGAAATCTAATGCCGGAACATGAAAACAGGGCGCACGCCCTACTATCAGCCAGCGGCTCGCATAGATGGATGGCTTGCACACCCTCCGCAAGGTTAGAGGAGTGCTGTGAGGATAGAACATCAGACGCAGCCAAAGAAGGAACTCTTGCCCATGAGCTTTGTGAGATAAAGGTAGCAATACTTAGAGGCGAAGAAGTCAAGGAATCAGACTATGAGAAGCTCCTTAATGACCCGATGTACACAAAAGAAATGGGGGCTTGTACGGACAGCTATGCGGAGTTCTGTGTAGAGACTGCAAAGGAAGAGAAGGGGCTTCCAATTATCGAGGTAGAGCTTGACTTAACTGCCTATATTCCGGAAGGCTTCGGTACTGTGGACTGTGTGATCGTCAGCGAGAAAACCCTTCACATCATAGATTTTAAGTATGGTCGAGGTGTAGATGTATCTCCGGTAGAGAATAGCCAGCTAATGATTTATGCCCTAGGTGCCTACGACCTATACAGTTCATTCTACGACTTTGAAAATGTAAAGCTTACGATTGTGCAGCCTAGGCTCTCCGCTGAGCCTAAAACTTGGGAGTGCAGTATTCAGGATCTATTAGACTTCGGAGAAAGATTAAAGCCTGTTGCGGCACTCGCCTTTAAAGGCGGAGGGGAGTTCGCGCCATCAGAACACACCTGCCTATTCTGCAAGGCGAAGTACACCTGTAGGGCAAGGGCAGACAAGAACCTAGCTACTATGTTCCTTCAGGAAAAAGATCCTTACACTTTATCCAACGCCGAAATCGGGGAAATCCTTGCAATGGTATCAGATTTTCCAAAATGGATAAAAGACTTAGAGGATTATGCCCTGGAACAGCTTCTTGCCGGAAACGAAATCAAAGGCTACAAGGCAGTAGAAGGAAGGTCCAGCAGAGTATGGAGCGATGAAAAGAAAGCCTTTGAAGTAATCATAGAGGACGGAACAGAGGAGAAAGACCTCTATGAGACCACACCTTTATCCTTAGCAAAGATTGAGAAGCTTCTAGGGAAAAAGAAGTTTGCCTCCTTAGTAGGAGGATACGTAACAAAATCGCAAGGAAAGCCAACACTTACGCTTTCTAGTGATATAAGACCATCAATTCAGGACGCAAAGTCCATGTTTACAGAAGAAGGAGAAAATTAATTATGGGAACAGCAATTACTACAGGAATCGTTAGATTATCTTACGCACACATCTTTGAGCCGGCAGCAGACTTATCCGGAAACATTAAGTACCAGGCTACTTTACTGGTTCCGAAGTCTGATACCAAGACCATTAGTGATGTAGAAAAAGCCATCGAGGAAGCTAAGCAGCTAGGAAAGGATAATAAGTTCCAAGGGAAGATTCCTCCGAAGCTTACTATCGCATTCGTAGACGGTGACGGTACAAGACCTACAGACGGTGAGCCTTATGGTGAGGAGTGCCACGATCACTACATCATTACGGCTAAAGCTAATGAGAACCGCCCGCCATTAGTAGTAGACAAGAACTTACAGCGTATCTTAGACCAGACTGCCGTATACAGCGGATGCTATGTAAGAGCGAACATTAACTTCTATGCTTACAATTCCAACGGCAACAAGGGAATCGCCTGTGGACTGAATGGTATTCAGTTTGTTCGTGATGGAGAGCCATTAGGCGGTGTTCAGATTACGGCAGAAGGCGCATTCGGAGATGGCTTCGAGTTCGCAGAGGACGACAGCGTAGACGATATTCTTTAATCAGAAGGAGGGGCTATGAAGCACTTAAGTATTGATATTGAAACATCTTCGGATGTGGACATTAGAAAATGCGGAGCCTTTAAATATGCAGAGTCAGAAGCGTTCCGCATTATGCTCCTAGCCTATGCCTTTGATGATGAGCCTGTGGAAGTTATCGACTTAGAAAAGGGGGAGGAAATACCCCTTTTTCTTTTACAGGCTTTACAGGATAAAGAGGTAATCAAGCACGCTTATAACGCTTCTTTTGAGTGGCTTTGCTTAAATCAGGTAGGCTACAAAACACCTATAGAACAGTGGCAATGTACCATGATTCACGCAATGTACTTAGGTTTTCCTGCGGGACTCGAAGCTACCGGAGAAGCTGTAGGACTTCCGGAAGATAAGAAGAAGCTTGCGATAGGTAGGCAGTTAATTAAATACTTCTGTCTCGGTCCTTATAAGCCGGACGCAGATAAATGGAATCTTTTTAAAGACTACAACCTTAAGGACGTAGAAGCAGAAAGAGCCATAGAAAGAAAGCTTTCTTCCTTCCCTGTTCCGGAGCTTGAATGGGAAAGGTGGCGAAGGGATGTTCTTATGAACTACACCGGCGTAGGAGTAGACATGGAGCTGGTAACAGGAGCACTAGCGATTCAAGAGGAGAGTGTGCAGCGTCTTACAGATGAAGCTGTAGCCTTAACCGGCTTAGAGAATCCAAACAGCCCAACGCAACTTCTGGAATGGGTAAATGCAGAGGGCATAGAGCTTAAGAGCATTCAGAAGAAGGATGTGCAGGACGCTTTATCCGGAGATCTCCCTCCTAATGTACGCAGGGCTTTAGAGATACGGCAGCAGTTAGGGAAAACATCGGTTAAAAAGTACGATGCGATTCTAGCTTGTGTATGTGAGGACGAAAGAGTTCGAGGCATTTCCCAGTTCTACGGAGCAAGGACAGGTCGCTTTAGCGGTCGCCTTGTGCAGATGCAGAATTTACCCAGGAACTACTTAGAGCCATTAGAGGATGTCCGGGAGATTGTGAAAGCAAGGGACTATGAAACGCTGGATCTAATCTATCCAAGCATAGCAGACACCCTGTCTCAGCTTATCCGTACTGCCTTTGTCCCTAAGAACGGAAAAAAGTATGTCGTTGCAGACTTCTCCGCTATTGAGGCGAGAGTTATTGCCTGGCTTGCAAGGGAAGAATGGGTAAATCAGGTATTTGCAACACACGGAAAGATATATGAAGCAACGGCTTCTCAGATGTTCCATGTTCCTATTGAAAAGATTGTAAAAGGGAATCCGGAATACGCGTTGCGGCAGAAAGGTAAGGTTGCGACTCTTGCCTTAGGCTATCAAGGAGGAACGAATGCTCTTATTTCTATGGGGGCTTTAGACATGGGGCTTTCAGAAGAGGAACTTCCGGAAATCGTTACCAGATGGAGAGCTGCTAACAAGAACATTGTGCGTCTTTGGTACAAGGTCGGAGAGTGTGCCCTAGCTACTACGAAGGACGGAAGGGCAAGAACCTACAACGGCTTAATCTTTAGGCTGGAAGAGGACTTAAACAACGGCCTTCGATTCCTCACAATCGAACTACCGAGCAAGCGAAAGCTTTTCTACTGTAAGCCCTTTGCCGGAGCAGGGCGGTTCGGCGATGTTTTAACTTTCTTTTCCCAGAACCAAACTACGAAGAAATGGGGAGAGGAGCAGACCTTCGGAGGGAAGCTTGTGGAGAACATTGTGCAGGCCATTGCCCGGGATTGTTTATGCGTAACACTTGACAGGATAGCAGAACAGAATTTACAGCCTGTTTTCCATGTACACGATGAAATAATCGTGGAAGCAGACGAAAGCCTCACAGTAGAGGAGTTATGCGATATTTTCGCCATTCCTATACCTTGGGCTAAGGGATTGATACTTAAGGGAGCGGGATTCGATGGATACTTCTATCAAAAGGATTAGTACGGCCAAAAGCCGAAAAAGTAAAGATTGGAAAGAAAAGGCCGTCACTTGGGATGGGTTCCTCGCGCTCTTTAAAACTCCTAAGGTAGGCAAGGAAACCATGGAAGAGTATCTTGCTTTTCCTAAGGACAAGCAGGACAGCCTTAAGGACGTGGGAGGCTTTGTAGGCGGTACTTTAAAGGACGGCATCCGGAAAGCGCAGAATGTTCTTAGCCGGAGCCTTATCACTTTAGACCTTGATAACATGGATGACTCTGATACGGAGGACGTTTACCGGTCTATAGACTTGTTAGGTTATAGGGCTTTAGTGTACAGCACCAGAAAGCATAAAACTTCAAAACCGAGGCTAAGAATTGTGATCCCTTTAGAAAAGGAATGCTCGAAAGAAGAATACGAGCCGATAGCAAGAATGATAGGTAGCAGAATAGGGATTGACCTGTGCGACCCTACCACCTTCGAGGCTTCTCGGCTTATGTACTTCCCTTCTATCTGTAAGGGCGCCGACTATGTTTACAAGGTCTTTGAAGGGGAAGAGGTAAGCGCTGAGAAGGTACTGGGGCTATACCACGACTGGAAGAACATCGCAGAGTGGCCAAAGTGTCAAAGTGAGAATCTTATCATTAGAAGGGAAATCACGAAGCAGGGAAATCCTCTTGAGAAGTCAGGGCTTATTGGAGCCTTCTGTAATGCCTATGATATCCCCTCAGCTATAGAGCACTTCCTATCCGGTATTTATGTTCCAACAGATAGACCGGATAGATGGACTTACGCAGACGGAAGTACGACAGGCGGTGCAGTTTTATACGACAAGGACACCTTCATGTACTCCCATCATGCTACGGATCCTATCAGCGGAATACTGGTAAATGCCTTTGACCTTGTAAGGCTCCATAAGTTCGGAGACCTTGACGAGAAGGCCAGTCCGAATACAAAGGAAGAAAATAAACCGTCTTTCAAGGCGATGTGCAGCTTCGTAAATAATGACCCGACGGCAAGGAGTACTTTAGACCTGGAACGCATGAAGGCCTTTGAAATGGTATCTACGGAAGAGGGTGAGCCTGAAGAGCTAACGAAAGATGACTTGTCTTGGATGGCAGACCTTAAGCGGAACGAAGATGGGAGAGTGCTTCCCACCATCCGAAACTTAGAAACCATCATGCAGAACGACTTCAACATCAAAGGAAAGATTTACTCTGATGCATTTACCGGAAGAAACTACTGCGGAGGTGCGGTGCCATGGGACAAGACAGGGTATCACGAATGGACGGATGAAGACGATTGCGGACTGATCGGATACATAGAGACAGCTTATGCAGTCTATCACAAGGATAAATGCTATACGGCATTAACCAATGTTCTTCGGAATAACCGGATTAACTCCGTAGCGGATTATCTCAATTCCTTATCCTGGGACGGCGTAGAGCGTGCAGAGACGCTTTTTATCGACTACTTAGGCGCAGAGGATAATTGCTATACAAGGGAAGTAACCTTAAAGACTTTACTGGCTTGTGCCATAAGAGCCTATAAGTTTGGTGCTAAGTACGACAACATGCTTATCCTTACAGGAGAACAGGGAATAGGAAAGAGCACCATACTGGAAAGACTGGGAAAGGATTGGTTTGCAGACTTTAAAGCGCGGACAGTTGGAAAGGAAGCCGAGGAAGCTATAGCCGGAAAGTGGATTGTGGAGATGGGAGAACTTGCAGCGCTTAATAAACAGGAATCTGAAGATATTAAGCAGTTCCTATCTATGAAGAGCTCCTATCACAGAGAAGCTTACGGAAGACGGAGCATAGAGCACAAACGAAAATGCGTATTCTTCGGTACCAGTAACAAGGATGAGTTCCTCCGGGATGAAACAGGAAATAGAAGATTTTATCCTTTACCGGTAGGTGTGAAGAAGCATAAGAAGAACATCTGGAAAGACCTAACTAGCGCGGAAATAGACCAAATATGGGCAGAGATAGCCTTTAAGGTTGATGCTTGTTTAGGAGATTACGACGCATTGCAATATCAGGTTCTCAGCGAGGAAAGCAATAAGATTCTGGCAGAGCTGCATGAGGAATTTATGGAGCAGGATCCTATTCAGTCTATGGTAGAGCAGTTTGCTGTTACTGAGGTACCGGTTAAATGGATGGATATGGATATAGCGCAGAGAATAACCTTCTTAGAGGGAAACATGGTCTACGATGGAGATCTTATGGCTCTGCCCTATCTATCTCCGCAGAATATCCATTGTGAGCTTTTAAAGATGCCTCTGGGAAGCTTGAAGAAAGCAGACTCATACAGATACATCCGATGCATTAAGGTAATTAAAAATACACGAAAGACAAAGTTAAAGGATAAAAACTACGGACAGATGAGGTGCTATGTTGTATTGAAAGTCTAATCCAGAAGGATAAAACGAGGGACTAGCTCGGTAAAAATATCGCGATTTTAGGGACTAGAGGGACTACCTCTAAAATTTTCGTAGTAAATTAAAATATTTTAATCAAAAAAAGATAGTCCCTCTAGTCCCCGATTTTCAAAAGTTAGTCCCTAAGAAAAACAAGCATTTATGCGGTTGTAGGTATGGTTAGGGACTAGAGGGACTAACTTTTTATAAAAATAAAAGATTACTGGAGCAGATAGCAGTACATAGTAAAACCATTAAATACGTATATATATAGGCGTTATTTAATAATTAACTGCGTGCATGTTGTGCGCTGTGGGCATATACGCGCGTGAGGGATTTTTTGGTCCCTTAGTCCCACGCACCAAAAACGAAAGGGATGTTTATGCTGGAAAAGGAGATAGAAAGAAAGTTTAAAAAGGCGCTGGAAGCGAAGGGGTGTTTAGTCTACAAATTCGCTTCCCCAAACTGTCGAGGCGTTCCGGATAGAATCGTGATTACTGATACCGGTAGAGTTCTATTCGTTGAACTTAAGACAGAGAAGGGAGTTCTTTCTAAACTGCAGAGAATACAACTTAAAAAGCTTCGGGATTTCAGGCAACAGACCTTTGTGCTTTATGGCATTCAGGAAGTAGAAGAATTTGTAAATAATATTGATGATTGGAGGTGATACCTTTTGAAATTTGTTCCGCATAATTACCAGGCGATGTGTATAGACAAAGTCGTACATCAAAACTCTGTCGGCCTTTTCTTGGACATGGGATTAGGCAAAACAATTATTACATTGTCTGCCATTGAGGAATTAAAGGATAGGCTGGAAGTGTCTAAGGTTCTCATTATCGCCCCTAAGAAGGTAGCGGAATCGACCTGGACTAACGAATCTAAGAAATGGGATCACACGAAGGATTTTAAAATCTCTAAAGTTATGGGTCCACAAAAGGAACGGCTTAGAGCTTTGCAGGCTAATGCGGATATCTATGTAATTAACCGGGATAATGTTATGTGGCTTTATCAAACCTTAGGAAATGACTGGTTCTTTGATATGGTTGTGGTAGATGAGAGTTCAAGCTTTAAAAATCCACAATCCCAAAGGTTTAAGGCTTTGAAGAAAACCTTGCCTAAGATTTCAAGGGTAATCTGCCTTACCGGCACGCCTAGTCCTAAGAACTTACTAGACCTATGGAGCCAGATATATTTACTGGATCGGGGAGAGAGACTTGGCCAATTTATCACGCATTACCGGACGAGGTATTTTGATTCCGACTTTATGGGATTCGATTACAAACCGAAGAAGGGCGCAGAGCAGGCTATCACAAATAAGATATCCGACATTTGTATAAGCCTGAAAGCGAAAGACTATCTGGAGCTTCCCTCCATCGTCTATAACGAGATACCAGTTGACTTGGATAAGAAAGCCTTAAAGGCCTATCAGGATTTGGAAAAGAACATGGTTCTATCCTTGGAGGAGTCGGAGATAACTGCGGTATCTGCCGGAGTGCTTACAAACAAGCTTTCCCAGTGTGCGAACGGCGCTATCTACGATGAGGATAAAGTAGTGAATCACATCCATGACTGCAAGCTGGAACGCTTTACAGAGCTTGTGGAAGAGTTGAATGGAGAGTCAGCATTAGTCTTTTACAATTTTAAGCATGACAAGGATAGGATCCTGAAAGCATTAGAGAAGTCAGGTTTAGAAGTTAGAGAGTTTAAAAGCCCTAAGGATGAGGAAGACTGGAATAAGGGGCATATTGATATTTTACTTGCCCATCCTGCAAGCACGGCTTACGGAATCAACCTCCAATACGGCGGACGAAATATCATTTGGTTTTCGCTACCTTGGAGCTATGAGCTGTACGCCCAGGCGAACGCCAGACTTTTCCGGCAAGGACAAGAAAAGCCGGTTATCGTGCATGAGCTGCTTTGTACGGATACGGTAGACCATGATATTAAAAAATCCCTCTCTGAAAAGGGGCAGAATCAAGAGGATGTACTTAGAGCCTTAAAGGCAAGGCTTGGAAAGGTGGAATGATATGGAGAAGAAGATGCTCGAGCAGTATTTGGACGCGTGCGAGCTCATAAAGGAGACCGAGGAGAGAATAATCAGGTTGAAGGAGAGTAGGACTACTCTTGTAGACAAGGTTGAAGGGTCAAGCCCAGAGTTCCCGTGGATCAAGACAAGCTTCAAGATTGAAGGATTCCCGGAGGAGGAAATGGACCTTATTAACCGGGAAGAGCATCTCCTATATCTTCAAAAGACGGATGCCCATGAGTTGAAAGTAAAAGTCGAGGAGTGGTTGGCATCTACTCCTATGCGCATTCGGCGCATAGTGCATCTTAAGTATTTCGACAATTACACTTGGGAGGAAGTAGGCGCTAAGCTATCCGGAGGCGGGGAAAGCGTTAGGAAAGAGCTGGAGAGATATCTCAAAGATGGCGATTGTTAAACTTTGTCCGTTTTGTCCCGTATTGTCCGTTTCAAGTGTGATAATATCTAAAGTGCGAAATTGAAGTCAGAGCTCGGGGGTATATTCCCCGGGCTTTTTGTATGCCTAAGAAAGGAGGTGGAGTGTGGCAAGACCAAGGAAAGAAATAAACCAGGCAGAGTTTGAAAAGCTGTGTGGACTGCAATGCAGCAAAGAAGAAATATGCGGCTGGTTCTCCATCACGGATAAGACATTGGACGCGTGGGCAAAAAGAACATACAACGAAAGTTATTCCGAAGTTTACAACAAAAAGCGGAGTCCGGGGAAAATATCACTCCGCCGGGCGCAGTTTAGACTGGCAGAGAAAAACGCAGCAATGGCGATATGGCTAGGCAAGCAGTATCTTGGCCAGCGTGATAAGTATGAGGTGGAAACAACTGATAATGACGCTGTATTACAGTTCATAGAGGGGATGAAGAACCGTGATAAGTTTAAGTCCGAAACAAACTGAATATCTTAATCAAGCGACAAGGCGTTGGAACATTAAATCCGGTGCGGTGCGTTCCGGAAAGTCCTTTGTAGATATGACTGCTGTGATACCGATGCGGATTATAGACCTGATTGGAAAGCCGGGGCTTGTGGTTATCCTTGGGGTATCAAGAGACACAATCGAAAGAAATGTACTTGAGCCTATGAGAGAGGTATATACCGCAAAGCGTGTCGGAACGATTAACTCGCGGAATATAGTCCGGCTATTCGGCGAGGATGTGTATTGCCTAGGAGCGGAAAAGGTATCTCAGGTAGCAAAGATACAGGGGGCCTCAATAAAGTACGCTTACGGCGACGAGATAGCAAAGTGGAACAAAGAAGTATTCCGGATGCTACAATCCCGTTTGGATAAGCCTTACTCCTGCTTTGATGGCGCCTGTAACCCTGAGCACCCTACACACTGGCTGAAGGAATTTATAGATTCTGACGTGGATATGTACCTACAGGAATACACGATATTTGATAATCCGCACTTGTCCAAGGAATTTGTGGACAATCTCTGCAAGGAGTACAGCGGAACAATCTACTATGACCGCCTAATTCTTGGACGCTGGAAGAGAGCCGAGGGAGCAATATACAGGAAGTTCGCTGATGAGCCGACAATGTTTAAATGTGAAATTGTGGATGCCATAGACCCTAGCGCAAACTGCAAGCAGTTCCGCAGAGAGGACATTACAGGCATCGAGATAGGGCTGGACTTTGGAGGAAACAAGTCAGGTCACGCCTTTGTAGCTAGAGGATATGTAGACGGATACCACGATTTGATTATTCTTGCCTCCAGAAGGATTAAGGCGACAGATGCGGGGGAAGCGATAGACAGTAATAAGTTAGACGCTCTGTTTATTGATTTCGTCAGGTATGTAGAAGAAACCTATGGAACGACATCTTATGACGGATACCATAACTTGGAGAGTGTTTACTGGGACAATGCGGAAAGCGTTCTCGGTACATCTATCCGTAATGTTGTGGAAAAGGAATTTCCGTTTATCATAGTTCGTCCGGCAAAGAAGGATAGGATTAATGATCGTATTAACTGCATGCTTCGCCTTATGGGTGCTAGGCGATTTTGGATTACTGACGATGCTGAGACTGTACGCAAGGCACTTTCAGACGCTGTATGGGATAAAGCGAAGGAGGCTGATATACGATTGGATGATGGATCCACGGATATAGATAGCCTGGACGCTATGGAGTACACCTATGAACGCGATATTAAGGAACTGATAGGGGAATAATATGTTTGAAAATCTAACAAACTGGCTGAAAGGAGTAATGGGTAAGATGTTCGGTTACAATATCATGAAAGGCATAGCCGGGCGAGATATCACAATGTCCCAGCCTATGATTGACGCAATCAATCTGTGGAAGGATATGATATGCGGTGCAGCGGATTGGATTAACGAGGAGAAAGGAATTACATCTCTTAAGCTAGAGGAGTGCATCTGTAGAGAATTTGCGGATATTGCTCTTGGAGAGATGGAGGCCAGTATTGATAATTCTGTATTGGACGCTATGCTCAAGAACGCCATTCGAGACCTTAACGAGAATTTGCAAGACGGCCTTGCGCTAGGTTCTTTTATCCTTAAGCCGCTAGGAGACGGTCGGTCGGAATTCGTATCAGCGGATAAATTTGTGCCTATTGCCTTTGATGATGAGGGCAAGCCTTCGGACATTATGTTCTTTACACGCAAGAAGGTAGGAGAGAGCAGTTGGTTTACAAGAGTGGAACGGCACTATTTCGATGATAACCACAATCTTGTTATTGAGAATCGGTGCTATCGTTCCAGTTCGGAAAGCATGGTAGGATCTCCGGGGAATCTTGCTGACATAGACGAGTGGGCGAACATTGAGCCTGGACCCGTTGTCTTTCCGGGAATGACAAAGAATGATTACGGATACTTCCGGGTGCCGCTTAAGAACAGAGTAGACGGCTCTCCGTGTGGCGTTTCTATCTATTCTGCTGCAGTATCGGCAATTAGAAAGGCGGATATCCAGTACGGCCGTCTTGATTGGGAGTACAGCTCCGGAGAAAGAGCCGTCCATGTAGATGAGCGGGCGCTTCGCCACAAGGATGGAAGAGTAAAGCTTCCGGAAGGAAAGCAGAGGCTATACCGAGGGCTTAACCTTGAGCAAAATCAAGGAGAACTCTACAAGGAATACTCACCGGCTATGAGAGACGAAGCCTATATTAGGGGGCTTGAAAAGACTTACCGAAACATTGAGTTTATCGTAGGCCTTGCTTATGGGGATTTGTCAGACGCCTCAGAGGTAGATAAGACTGCGACCGAAATTAGAGCCTCTAAGCAGCGGAAGTATAACCGAGTGAATGCAATCCAAGAGAACCTCCGAGATTGTCTTTCCGACTTCGTGGACGCCCTTGCTTTCTACAGCGAGCTATATACGACAAAGTATGAATTCTCCTGTGCATTTAATGACAGCATCCTTACCGACGAAGAGAGCGAACGCGAACAGGATCGCAAGGATGTTGCTATGGGGGTTATGGGGCTTGCTGAGTATAGAGCGAAGTGGTACCAAGAGGACGAGGAGACTGCTGCCGCCAATCTGCCTGAGCAGCCGTCTACTGTATTGCCGTGAGAGAAAGTTATAGCTCCTCTCTTGCGGTAGGATTAGAGGCTAAATACCGAAAGCTTGAGCAGGATATCATGGCGGATGTAGTCCGCAGGATAAAAAAAGCCGGTAAGATAACCAGCATGGCAGACTGGCAGTTAAACCGTATGCTTATGCTCGGGAAAAGCACTAGCGACATAGAGAAGATTATTGCCTCGGCTGTTGGGTACAACACCAAGGAGGTAGAGAGGCTGTATGAGGAGGTGATAGCCAATGAGTACACAATCTACAAGCCACAGTATGAAAGAATCACGAGCAACTTTATTCCCTACAAGGAAAACTACCAACTTCAACAGGCGGTAAAAGCTATCACGGCGCAGACGGAGAAGGAACTTTCCGGAATAACTAGATCCTTAGGATTCATGATTGGGAAAGGAAAACCTGTATATACCCCTCTTTCTGAGATATACAATGGTTACCTTGACCAGGCAATGATTGGACTTACATCAGGAGCCTACGACTACAACACTTTGATTCGTAGGGTATGTAAGGAGCTTACAGACAGCGGGCTTAGAACTGTAGACTATGCCTCCGGCTGGCACAACAGAGTAGATGTTGCAGCGCGCAGAGCGGTATTAACCGGAGCCTCCCAGTTATCCGGTAAAATTATGGATATGAATGCCGAAAGTCTAGGCGTTGAAAAATTCGAGGTATCCTGGCATGCCGGAGCGAGACCTGACCACGCTGCATGGCAAGGAAAGGTTTACACTAGGAAGCAACTTGAGAGTATCTGTGGCCTTGGAAGCGGAGGAGGATTGCTCGGTTGGAATTGCCGGCACGAGTATTACCCATTCTTTGAGGGCTCTGAGCGAACATATACGGATAAGTGGCTTGAGGAGCAAAACGCACGCGAGGCACGAAAGAAAGCCTTCCGTGGTAAAGAGTATAACGCCTATGAAGCCACGCAGAAACAGCGCCGTATGGAAACAAATATGCGCGCACAGAGAGAAGAGGTTCAACTCTTAGAAGAGGGAGGCGCAGATTCCGAGGACATTACCATTGAGCGGTGCAAATATCAAGCCCAGCTCGACGAGTACAAGTCATTTTGCGATTACTTTGGCTTTCTTGAACAGCGGGAAAGAATATACTATGATCTAAATGGGCGAATATCCCCCAGCCAAGCCACCTACAAAGAGTGGAAAATAGCAGAGGTTAATAAAAATATAGTCACTATAGATAATCGCAAAATTTCCGAGTTTTGTTTAAAACCCGGAGCAAAACACGCAGCTGAGTTCTTTTCTGTTGGCTATACGAACAGTATAAGCGACCAGAAGCGGCTAAGGAGAAATCTTCTAGGGCAATATGACCGAAGCAAAATAGAAACTACGAAAGTCTTGCCAGAAGGAGGACAGCAGTATACAATCCCAATGATGCTTGGCGTCGGTAGAAAAAAAAGGACATTTAGAACTGTTTGGAGAATAGACAAGAGTGGCGCTATGCCGAGATTTATAACCGCTTATAGGATAGGAGGTTAATGGAATGTTTAAGTTATTTGATAAGGTTAGAGTAAAGAAGAAGAATATTACTGGAGTGATTGTCGATGTATCCCGACAAGGGGAAAGACAGTGCTTTGTAGTAGAGGCTGATAATAGAGGCAAGATTGAAGGAGGAATAGGGGGAGAAAACGACTACGCTATTCTTGATTGTATGTCCGAAGAACTCGAACATATTTAATTCCATTCTATACTTCGTTAAATCGGCACCTTCCCATTTGGGAGGGTGTCTTTTTATTGGTCTGGAATCCGAGACCTTAAAGGCGGATTATTCACGGGGCGCTGGTTAAAGCCCTAAAACAACCTATGTGTGAAAGGAGACACAATGAAAACCGAATTTTTGAAGGAGCTTGGGCTCGAACAGGAACAGATTGACAAGATTATGGCTGAGAACGGTAAGGACATTGCTGCAGAGAAAGCCAAAACGACAAAGGCTGAAGGGGAGAGGGATAACTACAAATCCCAGCTGGACACCACAAAAGAGAGCCTTGGGAAGTTTGACGGCGTGGATGTTGAAGCGCTTAAGAAGCAAATCACCGATTTGCAGAGCGACCTAAAGAAAAAGGATGATGAGTATACCGCCAAAGAAGCAGAGCGTGCATTCAATGATACTCTGTCCGGAGCGATTACTGCTGCAGGCGGTAAAAATGCGAAGGCCATCATGGCAATGCTCGATATTGATTCGCTCAAGGCATCCAAAGACCAGAGCGCTGACATTAAGACAGCCCTTGAAGCTATTCGGAAGTCTGATTCCTATATGTTCGGCTCAGAAGAGCCACACAAAAACGCGGTTGGGAGAACCGGAGGTAGCGAAAGCGGTAATTCCGCTGATTTCTCCACTATGAGAGCACTCATGGGACTCCCGGCAGAGAAAAATTAATTTAATCAACGGAGGAAAAAACAATGGCAAATGTAATTCAGTTAAGAAAGTTCTATTCCGAGGCGCTGGACGAGGTTTATAAGCTTACATCTTTAACAAGGGTCCTCGACGGAGACAACACTCTGGTAAAAGAGGGAGCAAATGCAAACGAGCTGCTCATTCCTAAGATGTCCATGGATGGACTTGCGAACTACGGAAGAAACAGCGGGTATGTAAACGGCTCCGTGACTTTTGAGTATGAGACTAAGAAAATCAACTATGACCGCGGAAGAACGTTCACCGTAGATGCTTTGGATGAGATGGAGGCTACACCTGTATTCTCTTCTTTATCTGCGGAGTTCGTTCGTACTAAGGTTGTTCCGGAACTAGACGCATACCGTCTTGGTGCTTACGCTTCAAAGGCGGGAATCGGTTCTTCTACCGGAGCATTAGCGAATGGCAAGGCGGCGATTGATGCGGTTATGGCGGCAAAGAGTGCTATTAAGGACGCAGAAGCAAGCTTAGATACTGTTTACCTGTTCATTAAGTCCCCTCTTAAGGATTTGATTGACGGGCTCGATACCACTGCAAGCCGTGCGGCACTTGACGGATGGGCTGGCATTATCGAAGTGCCTTCTTCCCGCTTCTTCAAGACCATTACTCTTAACAACGGTACTACAAGTGGTCAGGAAGCCGGAGGATTCAAGGGAGCCGGAGCAATCAACTTCCTTGCGGTAGATAAGAGAGCGGTTATTCAGTTCCAGAAGCACACCGTAAACAAGATTATCACTCCTGATCAGAACCAGGATGCCGATGCTTGGAAGTTCGGCTATCGTACTGCGGGAATTGCAGAAGTAAGAGACAACAAGCTTCCCGGTGTCTACGCACACACAGCACAGTAAGGAGAGCCTATGCAATACGCCGAGCATGCGTTCTACCGGAGCGAGTATCTCGGTGACCGTATAACGGACGAAAGTACCTTTAATCGGCTCGCCACAAGAGCCAGCGCTAAGCTGGATCACTACACTATGGGGAGAATCAGTCAGACGGATTGTGGAATTGCAGTCCGGCTGGCTGTTTGCTCTATGGCTGAGATTCTGTTCTGGGAAGAAAAGAGGAAAAATGCCCATGAAGGGCGGGAGATATCAAGCGAATCCAATGATGGGTACTCCGTATCCTTCGGAGGCTCCAGTGAGACGGATATGGCGGCGTTTTCAGAGAAAAGCCTGTATCAGGCAGCGTATGCGTATCTGTCCCAAACAGGCTTGATGGATTTTGGGGTGTAACAGTATGGCAGACATTACATTATTCAATGCACGATATGACGCGAATACCAGAACTGAGGTATTTATTCCGACAAGGATTAAAGGGGCCTCTTACTATGAAAGCGAGGGTGTCAGTGCAAATGACGGAGTTTGGACGAATCAAAGCATATATAAGTTACGAGTGCCTTTAATCGGCTCAGTGATTGGGAAGGAGTATCTTCCGGAGAGAAAGTATCGAAAAGCGGGAAGTGCAGAGAGATACTGGACTATCCGGAAAGGAGACTTTATCCTTCTTACTCTCTTAGATAACGAAAAGGAAAACTATACAGGCAAAGAAATCGCTGAGATTTCGGAAGAACTGGGGCTTAAGCTGATTACGGTAACAGAGTACGCTGATAATACAGTCCGTGGGAGCGATATCGTAAAACATTGGAGGATAGGAGGCGCATAATGGGCTCAAAGAGAAATTTCTCGGATGTCAATACTCCGGCTTCGTTTGTTCAAGAAGGTAAAAATCTTAAATTTGGGCTTAAGTGGAATGAGCATTTCGGAAAGCAGAAACGCGCCGATTTCATCAAGGCGCAGGAAATAGTTGATAGCGAGTGCCTTAGGTATATGGACAAGCTGACTCCCATGCGTACAGGAATGATGATTAAGAGTGCTACGCTTGGTACCGTAATAGGATCCGGAGAAATAAACTACCTTGCGCCATACGCGAGAAGGCAGTATTACAACAATTCCGGAGGATCCCCGGCACATCCGCAGGCAAGAGGGCTGTGGTTTGAAAACATGAAGGCTTCTTACCGAGATTCAATATTAAAGGCTGCTGGAGGGGCGTTTAGAAAATGATAGACTCAATCATACAGGGCTTGACCGATTATTTCATGAAATGCCCCCTACTAAAAGACGGGGTATTCCGAGTAGATGCTCTTGGAAATGAAGCAGTGGAGTACACCATAGAGACCGGAGTAGTATCTCCGGTTATTCAAGAATACCTTGACGGCTCAAGCATTCGTCAATACAAATTTACCTTCGGCTCCCGTGAGTATTACTCTCTGGACAGGCTTGAGAATATCCAGAACAGTACATTTTATGAGAATCTCTGTAACTGGATAGAGTCTCAAAGTAAGGCAGGAGTTCTACCGGAAATGCCGGAGAAATGTGAAGCGGAAAAACTGATAGTAGATGCACCGGGCTATATGTTCGATGCGACTATGACAACAGCAAGGTATCAGATTCAATTGACACTACAGTATTTTAAGGAGGTATAAGATATGGCTAGTGCAGACAGAAAGGCATTAGTCCGTAATAAAATTGCGGATTATATCAAGGTTGGGGACAAGTTTGAACTTATGGGAACGGGCTTCAAGAGTGTAAATGAAAGCCCTTCCGCACAGACTGATTCAACCACTTACATCAATGAGACTTCAAGCTCTACTGATATTATCGGATATGAGACTGAGTTCTCCTATGAAGCAGACCACATTCCTTCTCAGGCGGCCATTACCACATTATGGAAGGATGGACGTGATCATCACACCGGAGGGGATGCACAGCACGAGTATATTCGTGTTGATTTGTATAATCCTATCGGTAACCCTACAGAAACAGCAGCGCTTTTCAAAGCCCGTAAATTCATCGTAGCAAACGAGGTTTCCGACTATGAGGGAGACGGAGGAGAGAAGGTATCTGTATCCGGTACCTTGCACGCTGTAGGGGACCCTATTCAGGGGAAGTTTGATACAGTAACAAAGACATTTACCGCCGGAGACTTCAAGGGAACCTACGACGCATAATTAACTGATTACAGTTTTCTGACCTTATGGCAGAAGCTGGGCAGAGGAGAGGCAATCTAACGAGGCGGATTGTTTCTCCTTTTTTCATGTCCTCGACCAAAGGAGAAAATAATATGGTGAAAATCGTAATTTTAGGGAAGGAACTTGAAGGAGATTTTTTCGATGCTGACTTTATGGAGCGATATGAGACCGCTACAAGAGATATGCATAACAAGGCGACAGACGCCCGCGATCGTAAGTATGAGAAGGTAGCGGATGCCTTCCGTGAGCAGTGTACAGTGGCTAGGGAATACTTCGACAGGATTTTCGGGGAGGGCACTTCTAAAGAGCTCTTTGGGGACAAAATGAACCTAAGGAATCACATGGAAGCTATCGCAGAGCTCACAGAATGTGCGGCAGGAGCAAAGAAAGAGATTAACGACCTTACGAATAAATATACTCAGCGGTCTAAGTCTTTCAGTCAGGTCGTTTCTGCTAAAAAGCATTGAATCTCATTTTAGACGGTCTGCCGGAAGTAGTTGAGATTGCCGGCACTTCGGTAAAGATTGATACATCCTTCCGCACAGGGATTATCTTTGAGGAAATGCTGTCCGATCCGGAGCTACCTGACGAAGATAAACTCCTTACAATGCTCGAACTTTACTATCCCGGAATAGTTTTTGACGAAACTACAATTCGGGAGGCAATCGAAAAAATCTTTTGGTTTTACCGATGTGGTTCAGAACCACGGCAGACAGCCGGTGGAGATGAGAGCGGTGAAACAGTTTTTTCCTACGAGTACGACGCCGATTACATTTACGCCGGGTTTATGTCCGCTTATCGGATAGACCTTGCAAAAGAAACACTCCATTGGTGGCAGTTTCGGGCCCTTTTTCGCTCGCTACCGGAAGATACGCAGATAATGAAAATCATAGGCTACAGGTCTATGAAAATCTCTCCTAAACTCTCAAAAGAGCAGAAGGAGCATTATAGGCGTATGAAGCGTATGTATGCTCTTCCGGGAAGATACGAGCAAACGAAGGCCGAAAGTGACCTTACTGAGATCCTTATGAAAGGCGGAAACCCTTCCGCGCTATTAAATGGTGAAGGAGACAGTAAGTAATGGCAGACGGAACCTTAAATTTTGACACGAAAGTCGATTCCTCGGGGTTTTCCGGGGCAGTTGGACAACTCGGTGGAATAGCCGGGAAAGCATTTGCCGGAGTGACTGCTGCAGTTGGTGCCGGCACAGTGGCATTTGCCGCACTGACAAAGAGTGCTCTTGATAATGTCGCAAGCTATGAACAGTTAGTCGGCGGAGTAGAGACACTTTTTGGTGCTGGCGGTGCAACAATCGAAGAATACGCTGCGAGCATGGGAAAATCTGTGTCTGAGGTAGAGGGGCAGTTTTCTACCCTTGAAAAGGCTCAAACTACTGTGCTGGACAATGCGAATAATGCATACCGGACAGCCGGCATGTCGGCTAATCAGTACATGGAGACGGTCACAAGCTTCGCGGCAGCGTTAAAGCAAAGTACCTCGAATGAAGTAGAGGCGGCAAATGTCGCCGATCAGGCAATTCGAGATATGAGTGATAACGCGAATAAAATGGGCACTTCAATGGAGAGCGTCCAGAACGCTTATCAGGGCTTTGCAAAACAAAATTATACGATGCTGGACAACCTGAAGCTTGGCTATGGGGGCACAAAAAGCGAAATGGAGCGTCTTCTTCAAGATGCGGAGAAAATCCATCAGCAAACAACCGGAGAGATTACACATTACGACATAAACAATCTTTCTGATGTTTATACGGCAATCCATGAGGTGCAAACAGAACTAGGAATCACTGGAACGACCGCAAAGGAAGCCTCAACAACTATAGAGGGTTCTATGAATGCCGCAAAGGCGGCGTGGGACAACTTTCTCACAGGTACGGGGGATGTAGACAAGCTTGCGGAATCTGTCGCGACGCTGGCAAATAATGTCGTAAATAACCTATCGGAAATCATTCCACGGCTTGCCTCCGGATTACCAACCCTTGTATCTAAGCTTGGAGATATGATTCCAGGTCTTTTTAATCAGATATTGCCTTCCCTCATTAGTGGGGCGGTAACTCTGATAAATGGACTGGTGGCAGTTCTTCCTGCTTTGATGAAAGGTCTTGTTCCTCCACTTATTGCCGGAGCAATATCTGTGATTGGCGCGTTAGTGGCAGTAATGCCGTCGCTTTTATCAACTGCAGCATCTATAGGGCTAGACCTTATGAACACGATTGCAGACGGCATAGCGTCCTTTGACTTTGCAAATCTTGCAGATACTATCGTAAATGGTATTTCCGGTTTTATATCCGGTGGCGGGTTCAAGAAGTTTATAGAGGCGGCAAAGAACATCATTGTTGGGCTTGCAAGAGGAATAAGCTTAATGCTCCCGGAGCTGATTCCGGCATTGGTTGAACTTGTCATTTATATAGGCGAAACGATTCTGGAACAACTCCCGGCAATCATAGAGTGCGCCGTGGAAATTATAGTCGCGTTGGCCAAGGGAATAATTGAGGCACTTCCCCTACTGATTGAATGCTTGCCAAGGATTATCATGGCCATTGTCAACGCCCTTATAACCGGTATCCCACTAATCTTACAGGCAATGGGCGAGATTATCCTGGCTATTATTACAAAGCTGGGAGAACTTGCCATTCAGCTATTCGAGTGGGTGGCGCCTACGGTCGGAGGATGGATTCAGTCTATCGGAGCGTGGTTTGCGCAGCTTCCTGGATTAATCTGGACTTGGCTTACAGATGTAGTTACAAAACTTGGGGATTGGGGCTCTTCAATATTAGAGTGGATTACCACGAATGTGCCGGCATGGATTGAGAGTATCGGGGAATGGTTTAGCCAGCTTCCTGAGCGTATAGCTTACGCCCTTGGCTATGCAATCGGTTCAATCATAAAGTGGGGAGCAGATGTTGTGAAATGGATCGCAACAAATGTACCTACTTGGATTGAGAGCATAACGAAGTTCTTCTCCGAGCTTCCCGGTAAGATTTGGACTTGGCTTGTAAATACAGTTACGAAAATCGTGCAGTGGGGCATAGAAATGCAACAGAAGGCCTCTACCGCGATACAGACCATGATTAATTCAATAATCACCCTTATGCAGCAGTTGCCGGGGAAAGTTTGGACATGGTTAGTAGATACAGCGAATAAACTGAATCAATGGAAGCAAGACCTTGTTTCCAAAGGTACTGAGGCGGCTACAGGGCTCTTCAATGCGGTAGTTGACGGAATCAAAGGGCTTCCGGATAAGATGGTATCTATCGGTAATGATATAGTTTCAGGCATTTGGAACGGAATCTCGTCCGGCTGGAATTGGCTTACTAGCAAGGTTCAAAGCCTTGCGGAATCCCTTCTGGAAGGTGCAAAGGACGCCCTCGGCATTGCTTCACCTTCAAGGGCTTTCCGTGATGAGTTTGGACGCTGGATTCTTCCCGGAGCAGAGATAGGTATAGAAAAGTCTATGCCAAGCGCCTTAAAAACTATGAGGGAAAGTGCAACAGCACTCCTGAATGAAATGAAAGGCACCGTATCAGCCTATAGCGGAGAGATTGCGCTATCTGCCGGAGCGTCAGAAAGCCGAAGGGCGTTTTCTGCCGGAGGAACATCGGTATATTACGATAACCGAATCGAACAGACAAATAACTACCATGAAGCAGTTCCTGCTCCGTCGGTTGTGGCAAAAAATCAGCGTGAGGCGATTCGTAATATCGTCGGAGGTGTGAAATAATGGCAAATCAGATTAGAGTGGTTCTCTCGTGTAACGGGAGGACCCTTACTTTTGGCAAGGACAGTGATATCGACATCACGAAGATAACCGGACTAGAGAGCTCGGATATCGAAATCAGTAAAAGCGATAACGCCCTTGTAGACGGCGAAACTGTAGACGGACTGAAGATAAAGGGCAGACCAATACATATCGAGGCCTCTTTTCGGGATTTAAAGAACAATAAAGAGAACAGGCAAAATCTGATTAAGTTCTTCAATCCAAAGTACGCGGGAAAAGCCCTCATTGAATATATGGGGGTGTCAAGAAACATTGAATATCGGCTTGAAGGATGGACTTTTAAAGCAAAAGCTTCGCTTGATGCAAGGCTGGCCATTGTTGTGGATTTATACTGCCCTGATCCGTACATGCTGAATATTGATAACTTCGGAAAAAACATGGCTGCATACACTCCCTTGTTTGCTTTTCCTTGGATAATCACCGCTAAAAAGGTTACAGGACTGAAAAGACCGTATTCCGGACTTGCATTAGGAGGGCGTGCAGCAGGATATAGAACGCTTCATAAAGAAGTGGCGCTTTCCAATGATGGTGATGTACCTACCGGTGTGATTATCAAGTTTGTAGCTACAAGGGGGCCAGTAAGCAATCCTAAGATTGCAAGAATAGGAACGGGGCAATTTATGAGAGTAAAGGTGGAAATGGCCAAAGGGGATGTCCTTGTAATTGATACCAACGAACGCCATCAGATTGTTGAACTTAACGGAGTAAATTGCTATCAGCGTGTGGATAGACGGTCTGAGCCGTTCCAGCTGGATGTAGGGGAAAATTATCTTGAATATGCGGCGGATACGAACTATGTCAATCTTGATGTAAATATCTACTATACGCCTAAGTATTTGGGGGTGTGATATGCAAGTTTACATTCTCGATAAGGATTTTCAGACTATTGGAGCCATAAAGGTTTTTAATTCGCTGATATGGACACGCCGCTACTATGAGCCGGGAGTATTTGAGTTTCACACATCCTCAAGCTTCTTCCCCTTATTTAACTCCGGCAAGTATATATGTCGTAATGATCGCTCCGAACTCGGAGTAATCCGGGAAGTGAATTATGCACAGACGGATAAGGGAGAGCGCTCAGCTTACTGCAAGGGCTACTTTGCAGAGAAACTACTGGATGATAGAGTTCTTCAGGCTCCGGTAAATATATCCGGAACTCCGGAAGAAATTGCGCTTGCTCTTGTGGATGGAATGGCCATTCATCCGGCAAACTCCGGGCGAGTTATTCCACGGCTAGTCCTTGGGACTCGCAAAGGACTTGGAACACGAATTACATTGCAGACAACGGGGGACAAGCTTGGGGAAAAACTGTACGAGACAGAGCAAACACAGGAGCTATCTCACCACATTCTATATGACTATGAGAGGAACACACTCACCTTTGAGTGCTGGAAGGGGCGTAATCGCACGGAGAATCAGGAAGAAAACTCTCCTGCGATTTTCTCCAATCGTTTTTACAATGTGAAATCCGCGATATATGGTCGAGATGAGAGTTCTTATGCGAATGTCGCTTATGTTGCCGGTGAAGGTGAAGGAAATGCAAGAACTATTGTCGAAGTAGATATCCGCATGGATCAGGCAGAAGAGCGCCGGGAAATATATGTGGACGCTAGAGATTTGCAAAGCGAGTATCAGGATGGGAGTGGAGCAAAACACACCTATGATTCTGCCCAATACCGCGCCATTCTTAGGCAGAGAGGACTGGAAAAGCTTTCGGAATACTCAAAGATTGAGACGGTTCACTCAGATATTGATGCCGGCGCTAATCTTGTATATATGAAGGACTTCGACCTAGGAGACCTTTGTACATATCAAAATATGGATGTAGGAATCGAGTGCGACGAAAGAATAACCGCAATCCAAGAGGTATACGAAGGAGCAAAAATGACCTTGAATGTTACCTTTGGCACAGACGAGGCGACGACTATCACGAAGATTATAAAAAGGGAGGCAAACTAAATGCTAAGATTTGGCTATTTCGATTCAGAGATTATCGGTACGGATCCGGAAGGAATGCCGATATTCGACAGGGCAGAAACGTCAGACCTATTTCGATTACTATTTGCAAAGCTTGTCAGTAATGGAGTTCTTGCTCAGCCCGGGGATTGCTTTCAGGTTCTTGCGTCTGAAGGGCTAACTGTTAAAGTTCGCCCGGGCTTTGGACTGATTCAGGGCGCATTTGCCTATGATGATTTAGAGAGTACGCATACTTTAAGCAAAGCACCTCAGCAGTATGCGAGAATTGATAGGGTTGTGTTAAGAGCAAACTATAAAAATCGTTGCTGTGAAATCATTGTAAAGGAAGGAACTGCTGCAGTGAATCCTGTTGCTCCGGCTCTTCTTACTCCGGCGCGTGGAGACTACTATGAGCTTTCTCTTGCTACAATTTACATTCAGTCAAATGCAACAGCTATTACTCAGTCCGCAATAACAGATACCCGTGGGGATAGTTCGGTTTGTGGTTTTATTACGCAGCTTATAGATCATCTCTCTACAGATACATTCTACGCGCAGCTAAACGGATTTTATCAAGACTTTACCCGTAGGGTAGAGCGTAACTATAGTGAGCACACAGGGAAGATGGAGGAGATTGAGGAGTCCTTACAGGGGAATTTTCAATCATGGTTTGAAACGGTTGAGCGAACGCTCACGGATACGCCTGTTGGAAATCTTTCGGCACAGATTGATAGGCTGAAAGGTGAAACAATCGTAACTATTCCGGCTAATGCCTGGAGCACTTCCGCGCCATATAGCCAAAAGGTGACCATTCCATCTATAAAGTCAACTGACTCAGTAACAATGGGGAAGGCCTACACAAAGGACAACACTTTAGAAGAGATAGAGACATGGGACGAAATGGCCGGATTAATCACCAGTGCGGAAGTTAGTGATGGGTATGTAACTTTTTACAGTAAATCAGAGAAGCCTAGCCGTACATTTAAAGTAAAGCTGAAAGGAGTCAAGTAATGAGTGAAGTATTTATACCATTAGGCGGTGCCGGAGGGAAGAACAGAGGTGGAGTAGCGATTGTAAGTGCTGATACAACTATACAGGATATGTACGGCATGGTAACAGTTCCGCTTCCTGCAGGAAACTATAAAAAATATGTTGCCAATGGCGAGGCATATATGCCCGGATATGGCGATGGAAAAAACGCCGTTCTCGGATTGAATAAAGAATTTATTAAGAAGGCTGCCTTACACGCCTTTGGGATAGCGTCTATCACAAATTTTAGCTTGTCCATGTATGCACACAAGCAAGTCCGGCTTACATGGGGTAATCCTACACAGGGCTTGTGGAGTGGGGTGCATTTTGTCTTTAAATACGACAGTATGCCGACAAGTGTCACAGATGGATTCTATACTCTTGACAGTGCCGATGTGCATTTTGAAACCGGTGCACTACAGGAGCGACAGCTATACATCCGGGCGTTTAACTATGTTACTACGAATGAGGGGCGGTGGTATGACGATGGGAAAGTAAGTGCGACAATCCGTGTAAGTGGTATCAATGGTTCGGTGACCTTTGGGGTAGGAGCAGGAATCTGGACAGTGCCAGAAGGAGTAAGAAGAATCCGCTATATCCTTGTTGGGCAAGGAGGTATCGGTGGTACTGCTACGGGTTATTATGTACCGGGTGGTGGAGGTGGTGGAGGATATTTCACCACAGGCTATATGGATGTTACTCCTGGGCAGCAATTATCATGGGTGGTGCCTGTACAAAAAAGTAAAATGCAATATAGCACATCACCACAATCTTATTATATGGGTGGTAACGAGCCAGAGTTTGATACAGTTTTTGCAGGAATTAGAGCCAGTCACGGTAGACACCCAGCAGAAGGAAGTTTTACAGTTGGTAAATATGCTCACCAAGCCAGTGGAGGTAATGGTGGCTCTGGTGGTGCTGCATTTGGTGGAAGTCCTGGAACAAATGGTTCATCTGGTTCTGGTTCACAATACTATGTGTCTTACGGTAGTAGAAAAAACAAAGAGACACACTACATGAGCGGAGTAGTACCAGGTCAAGGTCAAGGAACACCGACAACAGGTTTTAATGGAGTTATGTATTCTAGTGGTGGAGTAGCTGGTACGACAAGAACTAGAGAACCAGGCATAAATGGTATAGATGGACTAGGTACAGGTGGTGGAGGTGCAAGCAGTAGTGGATATGGCTATTCTTATTTAGGTGGAACGCCTGGTTCTGGCTGTATCTATATAGCATGGGGCAGTAGCATGAATGACGGAAGCTAAAGCCACAAACTTAATACTGTGCATGAAAGGAATCTCTATAGCGGGGATTCCTTTTTAAATTTACCTAAAAGGAAGGAGAAGAAGCAATGAAACGAGATTTTGCGTTGATTCTGCCGAATCCAACAACGGCAGAGCATGAGGTAAAGGCTATCACGATTTTCGACAGCCCTACCGAGGCAGATATGGGGGCAAGAGCCATCTATGGAAAGACGGCCTATGCCATGGAGTCCTCGATGTGGGATTTAAAAGGGCCTTGCATCTACAAAGATGGGGCTTTTTTCAATCTCAAAATGAAGGAACTTCGAGACGAAAAAGGAGAGCTGCAGTTTGTCCGTGTAGGCGAAGAGAAAGCAGAGAGAATTCCTTCACAGGCGGAGCAGATTGCAGAGCTGGAAAGAAAAAATGCCGAACTCAAAGCAGTAATTGATACGCTTGTACTCGACACGCTAGGAGGTGAATAATGTTTGATTATTTAAAAGGCTTGGCAGAAGAAGGAAAGCTTAACAAGAGACTTCTTGACAGGGCTGTAGCTAAGGGATGGATTACCAAAGCACAGGAGGAAGAGATTCTTCGTATCGCTACAGAAGGGAAGGGAGCAGAAAATGGATGATAGATTTTAACGCATTTTTTTCGTTGGTGGATTTTGGAGTGATTATCCAGTCGCTAGGTTGGCTTTTTCTTGGGACAATCACCCTGATTGAAAAATTCGCTCCGAAAGACAAAAAGCCATGGACGGCTATCCTTACCTTTATCGGGAAAATCCTTACCAGAGAATTTGCAGAATCTCAGAAAGCCTTAATGGACAGGGTTGATGCACTAAGTGACAAGATTGAAGCAGTTGCGGAATCTGTTGAGGAGACAAGGGCTATCGCAGCAAAGGTTAGGATTTTACGTTTCGCTGATGAAATTATCGGAAAGCAAGCTCACAGTAGAGAAAGCTTTGTTCAGATTTTTACAGATATTGACACTTATGACAGGTACTGTAGGAATCACTTAGATTTTAAAAATCATAATACCGTGAGCGCAAAGAAACTTATTACTGATGCGTATGAAGAAAGGTCGAAAAACGGCGATTTTAGTTATTAGAAAGAGAGGAAAACAAGATGGATTTTGGAATTACAAGCGTAGTAGCAATCACAGTTATCACTTACCTTATCGGTATGGGGTGCAAGTCTGTAGAGAGACTGGATAACAAGTTTATCCCGGTAATTTGCGGACTTGTTGGAGCAGTCCTTGGCGTGGTGGGCATGCAGACCATGGCAGACTTTCCGGCAAAGGATATTTTGAGTGCCGTGGCCGTGGGGATTGTATCCGGGCTAGCCTCTACAGGCGCAAATCAGATTGGGAAACAGCTTTCCGGCAAATAATTATATTAAAGAAGCAAAACAAGTTTGCATGGGCAAGCCTGTTTTCCAATGATTTACAGAACATAAACATTTCATTTAAAGAAAGAGAGGAAAGAAACATGAGAAAGAATGGACCTATGGAGAGATACCCCGGTATTGATGAGGATGCAAGAAACCACATTGTTCCCGGAAGCAACACTATTGATAACAGCCCTCGCCCAAAAGGAGTAAAGAGAGGACAGGGTGAAGATGATGCGGCTCATGGGCCAGGAGTGACACCGAATCCAGATAAGTACACTGGTCCTGGAATCGGCTTAAAGAAGTAAATGCTTTTGGGGAGACATTGTTCTCCCCTTTTTTTGTACCGTAAATCTTATTAAATAGGAAGGAAAAACTATGAATCCATATCAAAGAGGACAAAGGGCGCTCTGCGGTGACTATTTCAAATTTACTCCCGATGGGGCAGGACGCTTTAAAAGAGCAGGACGCTGGCATAAGCAGCCACAGAAGGGGGATGTTATTTTCTATTTCAGTGAAGCGCTAGGAAGAATCGGACACACAGGAGTAGTAGACGAAGTGCCTTTACCGGATTTAGCTGCAGTTGAAGGAAATACTTCCGGAGCAGACAAGGATAGAAACGGGGGAGAGTGCCGGAGAAAGATTTATAGGAATTTCAAAGTAGGGGACAGGTCTTGGCCTTGTGGATTTGGCAGGCCTATCTTTGATGATGAGACTTGCTCCGTAGAAGAGTTCCTGGAAGTAGTTAGAGGGGAAATCGGCTACGAGGAAAAGGCTACCCCTCGAAACTTAGAGGACAAGCACGCCAACAGAGGAAAGAACAACTATACTAAGTATGGCGTCTGGTATAATCATGGGAAGATTATCTCTGAGCCGTGGTGCGGTGAACTGGTAAGCTGGTGTTTCTATCAGGCTTGCAAACTCCATCAAGAAAGAAAAGCTTCCGTAGTGCAGCAGGAGCCACAGAAAGAGGGTTGGATTCAGCAGAATGATAAATGGCTGTACTATAAGGATAACGCGCCTGTATGTGGCAAATTTGAGTATATCAATGGCAGGTGGTATGTGTTCGATAATGCCGGCTTCATGATCAAGGGCTGGTTCAAGTCTGAGGAAGGCTGGTATTATCTTGGAGAAGACGGAGGCATGCTTTCCGGACAGTGGCTTCAGGATAAAGGCAAGTGGTACTACTTGACCAAGTCCGGCTTGATGGCGACCAATGCTAAAGTCAGAAAAGCGAAAGGTGACGGCTATGATTTTGTAGGCGCAGATGGTGCCTATGACTCCTTTAAATCCCTGTTTACCGGTCGGATGGAAGGCGTTGAGATTGTAGAGTGATGGTCATGACCAATTCATGACCAAATTTATCCGAAAAACAGGTAAAATGGGTTCCTTTTTCGGTGTATAGAGATTACTAAAAAGTAATAAAAAGAAAGAAAAAAGCTAGGTTTTATACCGTTATTCGCATAAATCCTAGCTTTTTATCATAGCGACGAGGATGGGACTTGAACCCACAACCCGCAGAACGGGCACCAACTTTCCAGGCTGGCCGACTACCATTATCACACCTCGTCTCAGTCAACTGTGCAAGTATACCATTAGCTTTTTTGAAAATCAAGCATTATTTTTTAGAACTTTGCTGTATTTTTCGAAACGATACGTTATAATGAAGCTAACTAAAGAGAAAGGAGAGGCTTCATGCTGGAGTACTTGAATTTAAAGCTTGATGGACTGGGTGTAGGGGAAAGCTCATTGAACATTTGGATGAAGAATGGTCGGATTAAGTATGCCTATGATGCGCCTGTAGAAGATGAAGGTCCGGCTCTTGTCTTGAATGTGCCCAAAGAATCTTCGGAAAGCTTCTTAAACTCTTTAGATGAGTGTGCCATACCGAAGTGGAAGCGAAGCTATTTTCAGGAAAAAAAAGGAGGCATTCCTGCATTTTCCTTCCGTTGGTTTTTATTGTATAAAGAAGAGAATCAAGAGGCGAAAGAGTATCAAGGGATTAATAGTGTTCCGGGAAGTTGGAACCATTTTATTGCTTCTTTAAACAGACTGACGGCTGAGGTGAATAACGCGAATTCTCATCAAATTATGCGTTTTTCCTTACGAGTGGAAGAGGAAAGGGAGAATGTAAGCTGGAATCCTTTGACCCGGAAAGAAGAAAGAGAGGACGTCTTCTTTGAAGAGACTCTGCTTCTTTCCAGAGAAAGTCAAAGCCTTGTTTACCTGCAGAACATGAATAAGCTTCCTTCGGTAAAGCATGAGTACTTTATACCCAAAATCGTGGATTATCTTTTGGGCAATATAGAACGTTATTTTCAACATTATGATCAGAGTGCGGGAAGCATCGGGGAAGAGAGTTCGGCTCTTTTAGAGATTACAATTCAATATCGGGATGGTCGATATTTTCAAGTGAAAAGGTCCTATGATCGCTATGGTCTTCCGGATGACTGGGAAGACTTGTTGGAGGACTTTCATAAGACTCTGTCCTACTACGGTGTATTCGGTTCTCTTTTTGATCCAAGACTGTACCGGCATGGTGTGAAAGAAGGAGAACATATTTTTCTAAGCTGTTTATCCGAACCGAATGGAAAGCCTAGTTATTTTCGGAGCTTAGAGGACAATATTTCCGTGGGAGATTTTGTGTTGGTTCCCAGTCTGAAGCAGGAAAATGCGGAAACCGTAATGATGATTTCTGAAGTTCTATATTGTAAGGAAGATGCATTGCCTTGTCCTTTGGAGGAAGCTAAGTTTATACTCCGAAAATTGGATGAAGGAGAATTCTTCGGCTTTTTATCCCAGGATAATCATAACGATGACTTTATGTAAAAAAGGAGAATAAGTTGTGATTTTTTTAGTAGATTTTGAAAATACCCATGCCAGCGGCTTTGAGGGGTATCATTATCTGACAGAGCAGGATACCTTGGTGGTGTACTACAGTGATGAGAATTCTGCTTTACAGAAGGGCGTAGTAGAGGATTTAAAGGAAAAAGCTGTCCATGTAAGAATGGTGAAGCTTTTAAAACAACACAGCAATGCTTTGGATATGTACATTGCTTCTACAACGGGAATGTTTTTGGATACGGGAGAAAAGATTTGCATTGTTTCCAAGGACAAGGGTTATGCAGCGGGTCGAGACTTTTGGCACAGCT